TCTGTTGTAGTTAAATCTACTTTTTTATTTATAAAACTATTTGCCATTAATTTAAAAAGAAGTTTTCAGCTTCTACTTCATCCTTTAATTCTTGTTGAAACGTTGTATTTAATTTTTCTACAATTGCATCAAGATCTCTCACCTGTGCTTCTGCAGTAAACAAATCATATTCTTTACTTGGTCTTGTTAATACTTGTACTATCTTTGCCATTATCTACGTCCGTCTGGTTGTATGTCTAATCTAAATGTTCCAAGTCTCCAACTTTGATTAGCTGCTGTGTTAGCAATTTTTAAAGACACCGCTCGTGCTCTAGCACGAGTATCTACTTTTTTAGTGCTTGATGTAATATCAAATGGACCTAACGAAGAACTTGTTTGCGAATCATTTGGAAAATCTCTTAAATTCAAAGTTACTCTAGTTGTTCCTGTTTGAGATATAAAGTCTGGTATAAATCTTCTAATTTTCATTATAAATTCACCATCTCCTCTAAAAGTTGCTACACCTGTTTGTGTTCCTTGGGCCGATCTTTGTTGAGTAATATCATAATCTCCAGATTCTATACTAGATGTTATTGCTGTTACAGCAGCTCCTTTTATTTGATCTGTGCCTGTTTCGTGTTCATAGTATATTGTTGTACCCTCTGTGTTTCCTACCACATCAAAAGAGGTATCTGTGCCTGCATCATATTCTGTTGCATGTGGTTTGCCAAAGACCGCAGAATCTCTCCACATAGTTCTAGCAAGTGTGCCTACTGTCCACACAGGTCTTTCTCTAGAAGAATCAAAATAATTATATGTGACTTGTTTGTTTACAACAGATGAAGTAGAACTTGGATAGAACCAAGTTATTTCACCAAACAAATTGTTTAACCCTGCAGAAACCATTTGGTTACCAGATTCTAAATTTATATCATCGTAAACAAAGTCTTCTACTAAACATAATAAAGATTCTAGTTTACCGGCATATCTAAAGAAACCATTCTCTGACATCCAATATGCAGAACCATCAACTTCTACGCATGCATTCTGTCCAACAAGTCCACAGTTAGTTCCAACTTGTGCAAACGCAAAGGTAAATGGTTGACCAACAAAACGTTGTGTAAATAATGCTGTGTCTGTCCAAACATATAATGCATCACGACCTCTAATCGCTCCTCTAATCTGTGATCCATCAGCAAGTCTTTGTGTGCCTGCTGTATTTGTTGCTGTGGGTGTATATGTATTTATATCCTCTTGATCTGAGAATCTAATAAACATATCATCTTGTGTTGTAACATCTCCAATAGTTGTTTCTGTTCCATAAAAAACTAAGTGACGATCCGGTGTAGATACAACCATGTGTCTTGATGCGGTTGGAGCTCCAGTTATGATAGCAGCTCTTGTTGATTCCGCGTTTGCTAAACTAGAATCCCATGAAAAACACGCGCTATCGTGAATAAGACAAATAGCTTTATCACCAAAATTATCTATAGACCACATACCTGGTTCTAATACTAAGTCTCCTGATGCTGCTTCACCCCATGCCACAAAATCAGTTGTGTTTGTAACTGTATCTCCACCGTTATGTGATGATGGTGATGTACCTCTTACATCTCTAGTTACACCAGTTAATTCATTTGACGCACTAATACCTGTATAAGATATTTCTTCAGTTCCTATTTTAACAAAGTTTGTACCTGTTGTAGGAAACAAAGTAGAATCAGTTAATATTATACCTGTTGTTTGACTACTATTAATACCTGAAGTTATAGTCGTTGTTGCTACTCCAGCAACTTCTCCTCCCCATGTTCCTAATGACCAACCAAAACCTTTTGCCTGTACAGCTGGTCCTACAGGATAGTAGTGTTGAACTCTGATACCACCTGAAGTTGTTGCACCAGAACCTGTTTCATTTGATGGCATTGTAATTGTAACAGTTGTGCTCGATGGCACAGAAGTCACCATAAATTTTTTATCATCAAAATCAGATGCACCAAAATTGGAATTAGTTATTGCACTAAAATTATCTAATAAAATTATGTCGTTTTCATTAATGTTATGAGATCCACTAAAAGTTATTGTAACAACAGCTGATCCGTTAGTCGTGCTGAATGCATTTGTAAGAGTGTTTGTAGATTTGATTGGGTGTATGTCATAATAAATACCTCCTGAGTATGCGTATAAAATTCTATTAGTGCCTATGATTGCATACTTTCTAGCTTTACTATTTACAAAATGATGAAGACCTCTACCTGCTCCTGTTAACGCACTTGCACCTAATTGTTTCCATCCACCTATTTTTTCTGGAATACCATACCTAAACCTAACATTATCACAGTCTATCCACTGACCCTCTGCTCCTGTGGCTGAAATTTGTTTATTGATACCTGGTTGAAAACCTATTTTTTGTAGCATAATAATCCTATAATAATCAGGCAGGAGATGGTGTGGTGGTGTATCTCCCGCCAGATTATTATTCTACTATATTATTTTGGTAATTTAAAGCCTTTAAACCATGCAGGCAACCCTATAAATGGTCGTTTATCAAACTCATTTTCTTTAGCCATCTTAGAGCCTTTTTTGTTGTAATGTAAAAATACTTGGCCACAGTGGTCACCTTTAAATTCTTCTCTCCAATGTTCTAAATCACAACCAGAATATATTAACATATCTCCAGGCTCTAGTTTTACCTCTATTCCAGCCTGTCCTTTTTTACCTGTTGGGTCTAAATATATTGGCCAGTCATCGCCACCAAGATTAAGTGTCGTAGATATTTCACAACTAAACCTATCTTTATGTCTAGCTAACACATCACCTTGTTTATATATTCTAGCGTAAGAATATGTTTCTGATAATTTTAAACCTGTATGTTTTTCCATAATTGGTTTTACTTTTTGTAGTAAAGTTTCCATCACTAGGTCTGCATAATGTGAATAAGTGTTTGGCACTTGACTATCTGTCCATACTCCAAAGTATTCTGTAAATGGTGATATAAATTTTTGATCAAACAAAAATCTAGCTACCCTTCTTTTGTTTAAGAAATAAGCATAACAAAAATCAGCCATTTCTTTATTTATTGCTTTTTTTAAAACACTATATTTATTTTTTTTGAACGACATTAAGTACTCCTTTCGGTATTGCTTGACAGTTCCAATGTATAAATCTAAACGGTTCGTATCCTATATCTACACTATATAAATGTGGCATATAAGATGGAAAAAATATCATACGACCAGGTTTAACCTTGTAGTGTATTTGCGAAGTTGCATAAGTTACTTTTGATTTATCTTTTTCAGGTAAAAGATTCATCACATTACCTGCTCTTGGATCTTCAAAAACTGGCATAGATGTTCTTTCACTAGCTTTTAAAAAATAAAATCCAGATATGTGTCCATTCCAATGCGTATGTAAAGTATGATGTCCACCACCTTTTTTAGCAAACTCTTGAACCCACATTTCTGTTGTAAATAAACTATAATTCGTTAAATCAAACCCCATTTCATTTAATAAATTTTGTGCAGTTGCACCTACGTAATCCTGTAATTGTTTAAACTTAGGATCTCCAATTAATGTTGTAGAATGAAATACATGACCCATATCTCCCTTATCACCAAATTTTTTATTTCGTTGATCTATTTCTTTTTTTAAATTTTTTTGAGCTTTTTTGATATAAGGATCAGAGGCTTTGTTTAATTTATTTACAAATTTAGGTTCATCTGCAAACCATATTGGACATTTAAAATATTCTTCTAAATTTAATTGTTTTGGAAAACTCATCTAAATGGATACCCCAAATTCCATATTACTAAACTATATCTTGATCCTTTTTTTACTGGGCATACTCTATGCCAAACAAAACTAGGAAAAACAACTAATGATCCCTTTGGTAATATTTCCTTACATTTTTTAATATTAGGTTTTTTATCAGGGTCCATATTTCTAAAATCAAATTCTAACTCTCCACCTTTGTAATCTTTTGGGTCTGATAAACTAACTGTTACGGATAGTTTTCTTATTTTACCATGCGATGGATCATTTGTATTTTGTCTTGCGTAAGGTTTATCCCAACTATCACAGTGCCAATCATAAAATTGACCTTTATTATATTTAGTAAATTGACAAGATTCAGAGAAATCCCAATTAAAATTCCAACCTGCACTTGTGTTTGCTTGATGAACGTAAGGCTGTATTTCTTTGTATATCCATCTATCATTCATCCAAACAATATTAGAATCTCTTTTTTGTTTTAAATCTTTAAGTTGTTTTTTATTTAATTTTTTCTTATCATCAAAACCACCAGTGACTGCCATTTGATCAGAAATAGATTTTCCATATTTAATTATGTCGTCACAAATTCTTTCAGGGATTGCTGATTTAAAATAATAATAATAATTTGTTAAGTTCATATATCTTTATGAACTTAATATAACATTTACTAAGATATTGTCAATGTACCAGAAACTGTAAACGTAGCTATTTTATCTCCGCCAGGGTGTGTAGATGTTGAGTTAGTTCCAGGTGATACCGCAAAAGTTGTTTCACTAGGTGCCCTTAGGATTACAATACCTGATCCACCTGCTCCTGATCCAATATAAGCAGTGGAATTAAAAGTTCCTGCTCCTCCTCCACCACCAGTGTTAGCTGTTCCTGGATTTACTGTGCTACCAGTTCCTGTTGCACCTGCTCCTCCACCACCTGCTCCTCCAGCTCCTGCTGGATTAGATCCTCTACCATCAGAACCACCACCTCCACCACCAGCGTAGGTTGTGCAACTTCCATTTATATTATTAGGGGCTCCTGCTCCACCAGCTCCTCCTGCTGATGCACTACCTGAACTTCCTGCAGCGGTAGCTCCTCCACCACCTCCACCACTTCTTGTAGGGTGTGAAGGCGCAGGGCCTCCTGCTCCACCATTATTTCCTTGTGGCGGATCTACGGGAGGAGTATTACCTGATCCTGGACCTGTGCCTGAAATATCATTACTAGTGGCTCCTCCACCTGATCCACCTGAACCAGCTGTAACACCACCTCCACTACCAAATCCACCTCCTGCTGATGTAATATCTCCAAAAACTGAATCCGTTCCATTGCTTCCTGGGCTTCCAGATTGTGGTGCTGTAGTGCCTGCTCCACCAGCTCCTATTGTAATTGAATAACTTCCTGAAGTTAATTGTTGTGCAGAGCCTTGTAATGGAGAGGGTCCATATCCTGAGGCTCTATAACCTCCCGCACCTCCTGCTCCAAGATAACCTGAACCACTACCACCCCCTGCAACTACTAAATAATCTATCGTATGTAATTTAAGTGGCCATACACCATCGTTTCTTGCTGCAAATTGACTTTGCATTGACCACACACCACTTGCTCTATTTATTTCTTTTATTAATATAACTCCAGATCCACCAGAATAACTTGGGACTGGTCCTCCAGCGCCTCCACCACCAGCGCCTCCAGCTCCACCTCCAGTATTAGCAGTTCCATTTTCACCACTAGAAGATCCTCCAGGAGTTCCTGCTCCTTTTCCACCGCCACCAACTGGATTTGCAGCACCTGCTGGTAATTCTTGTGATCCACCTCCACCGCCACCAGCAACTCCTGTTATAGGTGATCCTGGGAATAATGGTGCAACATTTAATCCTGCTCCACCTGCTCCTGCAGCTGAACAATTTCCGTCTGCTCCTGCTCCACACTTTCCACCTCCGCCACCACCAGCGTCGTAGTTATTACTTGGTGGATTTGATTTTGAATCACCACCTGGATTTCCTTGTCCACAAACTCCTGAGCCCGCACTACAAGCACCTGTTCTATTTGAACCACCAGCACCTGATCCACCAGTGCTACCTACGTTAGGGGAAAAATTAGATGCTCCACCACCTGTTGCTGTATAGGTTGTACATCCTACTACTAAACTTGAATTTGAACCATTTGCTCCGTCTGAACCTGATGCACAATCAAAAGTTGCTCCACCTGCTCCACCACCACCAATAGTAGCAGCTCCAAGAGCCGTTGCTCCAGATACAGGTATATCGTCTGTTTGAACAACACCACCTGCTCCACCACCACCTGCAGCGCAAATTCTAGCTGAACCTCCACCACCTGCAACTACTATCGTATTTATAAATCTTGTTCCTGGTTGAGTTGTTAATGCACTGGGTGCACTTGATGTAACTGTTGTTACTTTATTTTTTCCAAAAGAAGTTGTGTTAGTAACTCCTACCACACCACCGTTTAATGAGCTAGACCTGCTTCTAGGCATTTAGTGTCCTCCTATTCGGACACCCAAGCTGTGCCATTCCAATTATATTTGGTAGGTGTTTCCGATTCGTCGTTTGATTTAATTGCTTCCCAACCTGTATTGTTGTCAGCGTTATATTTTGTTTCGTTCCAAGAAATTATATATCTAACATCACCCTCTTCTGTAACTGTTGGATAAGTTATAGGTGCTTTCCAATCATCATTATCATTTAATGACCATGATGCATAAGGTTGTTGTGATAAAAATTTATCTTTTACAGGATCATAAATATCTCCAATACCTGCATATTTTTTTCTAAAATTATTATTGTAAGAAGTTTGTTTCCAACTTCCACCTTGAAAAAAGTTAGCACACCATGTTTCTCCATCAACGTGCATATCGTTATCTCCTAACGTTCCGCCACCTGCAGCAATATCATTGCCTACAACAACTACTCTTTGTACTACTTGATGTGAATCTGACGTAAATCCAGTGGGATCTGTCATTGATTTTAATTCTGCGAAATGTGCCATATTTTTACTCCTTAAATGTTATACTTATAATTTAATTTTAACTTACAGTCAACGTCCCTGATACTGTAAATGTTGCAATTTTATCTCCACCAGGGTGTGTAGATGTTGAATTATCGCCAGGTGCTACAGCAAATGTAACTGCACTTGGTCCTCTTACTACAACTAATCCTGATCCACCAGCTGCTGCTTGTCTAGGTTCAAGTCCAGGATAACCAGGGGCTCCACCACCGCCACCACCTCCAGTGTTAGCAGTTCCAGCTACAGCATTATTATTAGGGCCACCGGGATCATTCCAAGACCCTTTTCCACCACCACCATCACCACCTGCTTTAGGACCTGGATAGTCTGCTTGACCACCACCCCCACCACCTCTAGTTACAGGTGATCCTGTAATAGATGATGCTAAACCATCACCACCTTGTCCTGTTCCATCTGTTCCACCAGCTTCACCAGCTCCACCACCACCTCCAGCGGTACCTTCTGGTGTGCCTGTTGCAACACCGCCTGGAAAACCCTGACCTGATGTTCCTGCACCAACATCGCCAGGAGAACTTCCACATCTACCAGCACCACCACCAGAACCTCCAGCTCTACCTGCTCCACCACTTGCTGCTCCACCACCTCCACCACCAGTTGATGTTACAGTTGAAAATGTTGAATCATTACCATCACTACCACCCGAATCTGCACAACGAGGAGCTCCAGCACCACCAGCGCCAACCGTAATTGTATGAGCACCAGATGGTAAAAAAACTTGATCTTCTGTGCTTGCACTTGGTCCACCTGGAGTTTCACTTCCAAAAGAATTTCTATATCCTCCTGCACCACCTCCACCTCGGCCTCCACCGCCACCACCTGCGATTACTAAGAAACTTACATCAAAACCAAGCTCTGGCCATGTGCCTGCTTTTTTTTCTTCTAGCTGTTCGTTCATTGACCAAACACCTGAAGCCTTACTTAATTCTTTAATTACTACGATTCCTGAACCACCAGCACCTGATGCGTTTGCAGATGGATTATTTACTGCACCACCTCCACCACCGCCAGTGTTTGCAGTTCCAGCTGCTCCAGCTCCTGCTGGTTGTGATCCACCTCCACCACCGCCACCAGTTCCTCCAGAAGGTCGAGATGGTGTTCCTCTACCACCTCCGCCACCGCCACCACCGTATGTAGCGCAGTTTGTTGCTCCTGGAAATGATGGACTAAAATCTGTTCCTGCTCCACCAGCTCCTCCAGCACTTCCTGGTGAATTAGCACCGACAGCAGCTTTTCCGCCGCCACCACCACCATGGTCATTATTGCCTGGAGATGATACTCCAGTTCCACCATTATTACCTTGACATGAAGTTCCACATCCAGCAGCTCCATTAGATGCTCCTCCACCACCACCTGATCCTCCTGGTTTTCCAGCTGTTGGTGTTCCAGATCCATCACCTGAACCTTGACCACCACCTGAACCTCCACCAGTTGCTGTGTAGGTTGTGCCTCCCGTAGTTAACGTTGTGTTACTTCCTGATCTACAAGCAGGTGTTGCAGTACAAGATGATGGAGCAGCTGATGCGCCACCTCCAATTGTTACTGGAATTGAACTACACGCTGATAAACTACATTGTTGTATAACTCCTCCAGCACCTCCGCCGCCTCCAGCTCCATAACCTGAATTACCACCAGCACCACCACCTGCTACTATTAAAGCATCAACAACACGAGTTCCTGATTGTAATGTAATATCTCCTGAAGATGTTTTAGATGTAACTTTATTTTTTCCGAAAGACGCTTTGTTATTGGGTCCTATTATTCCGCCATTTGCCATAGCCTATAAAACCTCCTACGCGTCGTCTATCGATTCATATGATACGAATAAATCTAAATCTGAAGCTGCGCCTGCTCCTCCTTTAAGAACATCACCTTCCATTAAATATATTGGTGTGTCTAATAAAACTAGAGTTGCGTCAGCTGGCACTGAAACTGTTTTTGCTAAATGAAAAGTTCCAGATGTATCGAAGTTTGAAATACCATCTGGTGTAAAGTTTGCTTTTACAACTGAAATTGTTACATCAGCTGCATTTGTTCCATCAACGTTTGCAACTGTAATTCTATTTACTTTTACAATTTTTTCACTCGCTACTGTTAATAAAGTTGTAGTCGTAGTAGCTGTTAAGTTATATCCTACCGATTCACCTTTAATGGATGTTACTGATACTATATTTGGGTTTGCCATAATTTACTCCTTTTATCCGAAAACTATTGCCATTGCAATAGCTTTTCCTGTTGTTGCTGGTGAAGAATCAAACGTTAATTGACCAACAGCAGTTGTGCCAGAACCCGTGATACTATCTACTTTTAAGAAGGTTCCTGCTGTAATATTTGATGTTGGAAACTTAATTTCATAAGACTGTGAACTACTATGTGGGGGTGAAGTAAGCTTAATTCCATGAGAATTAGATTCACAGTTAAGTTGAATTGAACCTGGGTTTGATGCACCCATTGCTTCAATAACACCAGTTCCTTTTGGTCTTAAACGTAAATTAAGGTTTGAATCATCTCCAACTGCACCAATCTGCGCACCAGCTCCTGTTGCAGCATTTGTAATATCTATGTGGTTTACTGCAGAACTAGTTGTTTCAAAAATTAATTGTTCTGCTCCATTTTCATCTCTAATTCCATGAGCATCATCAAAGTCTATCATGAAAGAGTTTGTATCTAGATTACCACCTAGTTGTGGTGACGTGTCATCTACAACATCAGAGCCTAATGAAACTTCTGTAAGATTTGGATTAGTTCCATCATCTGCTCTTGCATATGCAATAACTGTTTTTCCATTTCCTATAGTAACACTAGTTCCTGTTCCAGTATCATATTTAAATACTACATTTTGAGAACCAGATGTTGCATTTTTTAAAATATAAAAATTTTGCACATCTAAAGGTATTGTAACATTTCGTGATCCTGTAAGAGATCCTGTAAATTCTATAACTCTGTGTGAAAGGGTTGCACCAGTCGCTCCATCAGATACAGTTAAATCAGTATCTCCTGAATCAGAAACAGCTTGTTGTGTAAAACCACCAGCTATTTGTTCGATGATTTGTAAGTTTGTATTTGTTTTTGTACCCCAAGTTCCAGCGTTTTCACCGGTTGCTTGAAGTTCTACACCTAATGGTGTGTATGTTGATGCCATAAAAAATTCTCCTACGCTGCTACATCAGTATAACTTGTATTTGATCCAGTTGCAACATTCGAATACGATGTATTTGAACCCGTTGAAACATCAGTATAAGATGTATTTGAACCAGTGTCAACATCAGCATATGCAAAGATATTTACTCCCCCTACGCTTAATGTTGCAGATAGACCTGTTAATCCTACCTGCATATCTACAGGAGAAATGCTTCCAACACTAGCACTAAAAGACTGACCAGTTAATCCTAAACCTTCTTCAATGGTTAAAGATCCTACACTTGGAGTAAGAACAAAAGGATTTGGTTGGACTAAAGCACCACCTAATCCTATAATTGACCCTTGACTTAATGTTAAATCAAAACCAGATACCTTAACCGTATCGTTTGGAACTACGACTGTTCCTAACGTAGATGTAATTTCTTGACCTGTTAAATCTGCTTCTTGTGAGGATGTTCCAGTTGCAGTTCCTTGTGATACAGTTATTGATTGACCAGAAGGTTGAACTGTATCATTTGGTATGGTTACACTACCTTGTGATGAAGTTATTTCTAAACCAGTTAAACCAACAACATCCGCAACTGCAGGAGTTCCTAAAGATGCAGTCATGGACTGACTTGTAAGTCCTACTGTCATTTCTATAGGTGAAATAGATCCAATAGAAAAAGAAGCTGATAGAGTTGTTTCTATTACAACAGGTACAAAACCTTCACCTTGTGAAGATGTAATTTCTTGACCAGTTAAACCTACAATAATATCAGGAACTGAAGGTGTTCCTAAACTAGATGTTATTGATTGACCTGTAGGAAATATTGTTACGTCTTTGAGTTCACCCCACTCACCATCATTCCAAGCTTGTGCACCCCAACCTGTTTTAAGAGTTGTGTTCTCATTCCAATACGCTTGGCCCCAGGTAAACCTGCCCCATCCTGAAGTAGTCGACATGGTCGACCTCCTATGCTAATCTGATTATTGCTGCTGTAGCGCTGTTGTCAGGAAACTCAATTTTAAAAGTTCCGTTACTTGCTGTTTTGTCACCACCAAAAGCAATAATTGCTACTGCATCAGTTGTGCCTGAACCACCTGCAGTTGTTGTATTATATATCATTGCACCATTGGCTGTGAAAGAAGCTGAGTTATATGTTACGTCACCAAAATCTGTAAATGCTGTAGTTCCTGTTAATCCAACTCCTGATCTTGTAAGAGTTGCACCACCTGCTGTGTAAGCAGTTCCTGATGTATTTGTAATTTCATTTGAAGTTGAATAATCAGTTGTGCCTGCACCTAAAGATGCTGAGCTAGTAAATAATGCTAATTTAAAAGTGTGTCCACCTGATGAAGCAAAATTGTGTTTACCTTGTAAAAGCTCTTGTTTGAAACTTGAACATATTGCTGATGTTATTGCCATAATTTTCTCCTACGGGTTTACTGAGTTTACCGGTATTCGAACAGTGCCATCTGTGTAGTCATCTCTTCTTCGTCTACCGACTTGCTCGTTAGCAAACTTCTGTACTTCTTGTTTATATTTATTTTCGTATAAAGTCAACATATCTATCGGACCTTTTAAAAATCCATATGCCTCTGATAAACAACAGTATAATAGCCCATTTGGAAAGTTAAGACTAATATAATTAGTATCATCATTTTCTAAAAGATTAGGCATTTTGTTAAAATGAACTTTATATCTATAAGTGGTGTTAGGAACCGGAGCCACTATAATACGACCTGATGTAGTATCTGTATTACCAGTTGCACCACCAAACATAGCATAATATTTAGGTTGACCTTGAGCAGCCGCCGTGCCTGTTACATCCTGATACTCTTGAAGATAAGATATATCTTTTTTCTCTAGATATCTATTAGCTCCAGTTGTTTCAGATCCTGCAGTATCGTAAACTTGTATGGCTCTAATAAATAAACATCCTGCTGGTGCATTTATAGATTCTTGTCCAGCCACAAAATTACCTAATTGTTGTTTTCTATCCGCATCAATAGGAACATCTCTAAATATTCTATATTGTGCATTTAAAATTATGTTTTCTAAAACAGCATCTGTTAATACATTTGAATCTGTTTCTGTGTAACTTCTAATTTCTGTTTTTAATCCTGACGCGCTTAAACCTGGCATTATATTATCCCCGCTACCTCTTTACAAATAGGACAGCTTTTTTTATATCTAGTGTGTGTACCACATTTTACTGCTTTTCCATTTTCATCTGTATATAGTGGAACATCTGGTTCTGCTGAATGTAAATATAAAGCTTCGTGCGGATCCACCTCATCACATTTACAAGCTTTAATACCAAATAAATTACAAATAAAATTTTTTAATTTTTTAATCATGCCGTTACTGTTACAGGTCCCGCTGACGCAGAACCGCCTCCTCCTGTTTGAGTTATACTAGATGTTGTCCCTGTTGCAAAGGTATAATTATCATCATTTACTTTAGTTATTAAATAACCTCCTGCATCATTTATGGTTGCCGCTGCAACTCCACCAACAACTTCTGCATCTCTAAATCTAACTCTATCATTAGTTGATCTACCGTGATCTGGTTCATTTACAGATATAGTTGCCGATCCATTTGTTGTTGTAAAAGCATTTAATGGTAACAATTTAGGAACAGCTGTTTCTACTCTGTCTGGTCTAACATTTCTTAAAGATATAGAATCACCATTCATAGGTTTTGGTTCTAATTGTGGTTGTTTTGGTTCAAACTCTGATACGTGAACTAAAGATCCATTCCATTCTCTAACCATTT